AAGGAGTATCCACCCGGAACTGCAAGTGCAAATCATTTTAAAGTATTATTGAAAGAACTTGAAATGAAAAAGAATTTTATTCCTGATGCAATTGTAATTGATTATTTAAATCTCTGTTCTTCATCTAAATATAAAACAAGCACTTCCAATTCTTACACTTATGTAAAATCTATTGCAGAAGAATTGAGGGGATTGGGCGTGGAATATAATATACCAACAGTCTCGGCGGCACAATTTAATCGTGAAGGTAGCTCCACAAGCGATTCTTCCATGGAAAATGTATCAGATTCTTATGGTATTGCATTTACTGCTGATTTATTGTTGGCTCTTATTTCAACAGAAGAACTAGAACAGATGAATCAACTTCTTGTCAAACAATTAAAAAATCGTTATGCTCCTTTGGATCGGTATCGTAAATTTGTGGTGGGGGTTGACAGATCCAAGATGAGGGTGTATGATGTGGATCAGTCGGCCCAAGAGGAACTGATTGAAAATAGAATATCAAATAATGATTCACCAGATTTAAAATCCAAATTTAAAACTATTAACTTTGATTAATTATTATGACTAACCAAAAAATTAACAGCACAGAATATATTGAGTTTGTAAAGAAAACAACGAGTCCTGCAAGTTCGGATGTTGATGTTCTTATTGATCGAATTCGTGAACTTGATGGTGAGGGTGTTAAGCTGACTCATCTACTTACATTTGCTTTAGGAGCATCTGCTGAACTAGGAGAAGCGGTTGAAATTATTAAAAAATGTCTCTTACAAGGTAAAAAATTCGATAAAGAGGCTCAAATCCATTGTTTAAAAGAAATTTCTGACTGCCACTGGTATTTTGCTCAGTTTTGCATTGCAATGGGTGTAGATTTTGAGGATATTATGCAGATAAATTTCGATAAACTTTCCGCACGATATCCAGAAGGCCATTTTACTGTCGAACGCTCCGAAAACCGACGAGAAGGAGATATTTGAAATGGTTGAATTAAAAAACACTCTTAAATCTCTTAGAAGTGAGTTAGAAAAAGTAAACGAAAGACAAAAAGAATTACACCATGAAATTTATAATATCCAAAAAAAACTTGGTTATTATGCTAAAAATGAAATTCTTTATGGTGTAGAGTATGATTAATTATGACTCTAAAAGGTAAATAGTCTATCAATTTTAAGCGCCATCTAGGCGCTTTTTTGTTACTAAATAACTAAAACAATTGTAGTAAAATGCAAGAACTAGTAGACTTTCTTATCGAAGAAAGATATTGTAACAGTGAATTAGAGGCCGTAAAGATTCTAGAATCAGTAAGTGATAGTTTTTATGAGTATCTTATTGAGGCTCAAATATCTGCTATTAATGCAACTGCCAAGGCAAGAAAAGAGATGGATGCTGAAATGCGAAGAGCAGCATCCCCCACCTTTAATCCAAAAAAAGTAAGTCATCTTAGAAAAAAAATAACCGGACTAAAGGGACCTGTTGCTACAGAATTGGCTCAAAGAAGTGGAAGTAAAAGTTCCCAAAAAACTCCAACTGGTCCAAGAGGAGAAAGAGCCCAAACTAGTGATATTGCAACAACCAGAACCGCCGCATCTAGAACTGATCGTCCCATGACAGGATCAAGACTTAATGATCCTCGGTTTGCTGCTGCAGCAGAGAGAGAAGTATCTAGGCAAACAAATACTTCACCAGAAGTAGATAGAGCCGGATTTGCATCTAGACAATCTACCGGTGTGAGAAGAACAGGTAAATATACAAGCATGTCAGCAGGTGGAGCAACCTCCGCACTACCGAATCTTGGTCAATCTAGAACTGGAGCCAGATTCCCTAGGCAACGTGGATAATTATGAAAAAGTACTTTGAATTTCTATATGAGGCCAGAGGTTCCCAAGCCTCAGAAAAGGCCCTAAATCTAGGTCTTGCATCTGACGGTCACGGATATTGGGTAGATAGATCCGGTCGTAAGGTTGCAAAAACCGAAGGTGGTCAATTGGTTTTTATAAAAGGAAAATCCCCAGCAGCCGAAAAGGCCGCCCCACCTTCTGCATCAATGAAACCTTCCGCAAGAACCGCCACACCTCTCACAAAAAGGCAACCACCCGAAAGACAAGTCTCGCCACCAAAAGAACAAGAAAAGGCCCCAGAACCAGAAACTCAAGAAGTTCTCACAGTTGTTTTTGGGAGATTTAATCCACCAACAATTGGTCATGAAAGGCTATTAAAGAAGGCTAAAGAAATAGCCCAATCGGGTGATCTAAAGATCTATCCTTCAAGGTCATATGGAGATCCTTCCAACCCTTTAAGTCCTTCTGATAAGATTTATTATATGAGAAAGGCCTTTCCAAAATTTGCTGATAATATCATCAATGATGATGATATGAAAACAATTTTTGATGTTCTTAAATTGGCCGATGAAGAAGGCTATGAAACTGTTAATCTTGTAACCGGTGCAAAGAGAAGATCGGAATTTGATCGTCTAGCAAATCAATACAATGGAGAAATTTATAATCTTGCAGATATTAATGTAATTGCCCTTCCTAGTGAGGATCCAGATCTAGAAAATAGCCCTAATCCATCTTCTTCTGCAAGACTCAGAAAGGCAGCCCTAGAAGATGATTTCTTTGCATTCCAAAGAGGTCTCCCAAAAACATTAAATGCAAAGCAACAGCAGGCCCTATTTTTTGCTGTTCAGAGGGCTCTTTCAGGTGAGAAAAAGGAATCCTGGAAAATAGATCCATCCTCAAATTATGAGATTCTTAAAGAAGAATATTATAAAGAAAACATTTATAAAACCGGGGACCTTATTGAAAATCTCAATACTGGGCTAACTGGTAAAATTATAAGAAGAGGTCCTAACTACGTCATTTGTGTAAATGAGGATTTGAATATTATGTTTAAGTCTTGGATCGAGGATATTAAAGAATGGACCGATGTTTCTGGTGTTCCTGCCGAACAGAGAGAGGTGGGTACTGACGCTTACAGGGAATATGCTATGAAGATGACTGGAATGAAAGTAATTCAAAATTTCATTAAGAAGAGAAAAAGTTCTAAATAGTAATAAATCGCAAATAATTTCTTATGTCTGAAAGAATTGTAGGTGCTCTTGCCAAGATGAAAGAGCTTTATGTTGAGCAGGTTCGTGACAATGATCCTCAACAAAGAGTTCTAGAAGAAAAAATGCAACAGGTTACTGAATATAAAAAAAATAAACTAGATCCAGTTGGGCAAGAAGATAGTGACATTGATAATGATGGTGATACTGATAAAACTGATAGATATCTTCTAAAACGAAGAGCCGTAAGAACTAGGCAAATAAATAAGAATATTAAACCACCAGTAGCTGAAAATATTTTTTATAGCTGGAGAGACACTGTAGAAGAATCTCTTCTTCATGAAATCAATGACGTTTCGGACAATAAGATTGTAAAAGAAAAGAAAGTTGATAATTATTCAGGTAAAACCCCTGTGGTTACCATAAATCCTGAAATGAAAACTGAATCAGTTCTGATTGATTCTGAAGAACTCAATGAAGATTTTATTGAAGAATCCATTGACATTGCAACCGAATATCTTTGTGAAGAAGGTCTTTCTGTTGAGGATGTTGAGGATCTTATTGATGAACTTGGGGTTGAAGAATTTAGTGAGTGGGTTATGCAACTTGGTTATGAGACACTTCTTGATGAAGAAAGAACAGCCAAAAGGGCAAAACCAAAAAAAACAGTAGAGCAAATTAAGGCCGAAATCGATTCTAGAGAAAAGGCAGCAGCCGCTAAAAAAGCCGCCTCTAAAAAACCAACAACTGTTTCTTCAAAAGCAGCAACGCCAGCGCCCAAATCTTCTCGCCCCCCTGGTCAAGAACGAATTATTAAAGGTGCTAAAAGTATTGCACAATCGGCAGGTTCTCCTGAAAATATTAGGACTACAGTGAGAGGTGCTCTTGATACTGTTTCCAGAGGAGCCCTTTCTGCTGCCAAAGGTCATCAAAGAGCAATGGAAATTAAAAAGAAAGGTGGTTCTCTTGCCCAACAACTTGGTGGTGGAGCTGGGGCTGCTCTCGGGAGTTTCTTTAAAAAAGGAACTGCTCAATTTAGAGAATGGGTAGACAGCCTTCTAGGAGAAGGTTATGATCTTTCCGAATACACCTGGGACGAACTGTATGAAGAGTATAAACTTCAAGAAAAAGCGGTTTCTGAACAACAACAAAAACTCTTTGGGTTGGCTCTTTCTGTAAAAAGGGGTGAAACCTCAAGAGATAAAGTGAGTCCAGAAGTTCTAAAAATTGTGAATACCATGAGCGAGGCAGAAATTCGCAAATATGCCGCAACTCAACATGAGGATGTTCCCGAAAAGAAAGAGCTTGCAGAGAAAGTTATTCAATTTGTTAGACAAAACAGCTAATTTCTAAATAGTTATGTCCCCCATTAAAGGATAAAACAATGTCATTTAGCTGGAATCTAATTCTTGTTGCTGCAGAAAAAGTAGTTGATTTTTTCTGGCAATCCCGTGAGGTCAAGGAATTTGTTGTACATCTTCTAGAGCGTTATGCAAAGTCTACTGATACCGATATTGACAATATGGTAGTGGATCTTGTTCGTACAAAACTTCTAGGTTGATGAGAACATTGTCGTTGCTGGTGGGACTTCCTCCTGGTCTTATTTGGCTAACAGGAATTGTCCCACTACCGACAATTTTGTTTGCACTTTTAATTACACCATTTTTGTGGATTTTTATAGATTTTGTTGCTGATGAATAAAATTACTAAATAGTATCATAAAGTTAAATTAGGAAAGATAACCATGTCTCTTTGGGGCGTAAAAGACAATGTTGGTTCTGGTGGTCTAGTATCACTTAATTATTCAACTCTAGTTGTCACAGGAACCGGAACTACTTTTGGACGAACAGGAGCCGCGTCTACTGGAGATGTGATTCGCTTCGGTAGTCGCTCTGGAACCTATTTTGGTGATGCTGTAATTGTTGGTATTGCAAGCACTACTCAACTATCCATCGCAAGTACTTCTGGTCTAAGTGGGGTGGGTATTGCAAGTACGGCATTTGAAGTAAGCCAACTACCAAAATACACTATTCACGATCCCCACTATACTAAGAGGACTGGTATTAATACTACTTATGATGCTCTTGTTTATGGTGTTGCTCAGCAAGGAGCAAATGCCGCTGAAAATACCCGATATGATCTGACTCATGCTGGTTGGGTTGGTGTTACTACTTATATGTGTGATGGTCAACTCAGGGTAAAGACCGAAACTCTGGTTGCAATGTCTGGAATTGAAACGGGTAATGTACCTGTTTATCCTCCCGCCTGAATAATTTAATATGTTTTTTGATGAACTGAACGAAGATAATTTTCTTCTCTTTGCAATAAAAAATTATAATAACCCACAAGGGCTAACCGAAAAGGATTTTTATAAAGATCTGACTCATTTTAGATATGTCAAAAGACATCTAAACAAATATGTCACTTGTGGGGAATTAAAAATTAATCTTTTATTAAAGCATTTGATTATTATCTATAATATTTTTGGTGATGCAGCAACCCCAATGCTCTTCTTTAAAATGCCCCAAGAGCTTTGGAGTTTAATTAAAACTTTTATTGTTTTTTTGAATCGTCTTCCCGAATATCCTATTTGTTATATTCATCAGATTGAGATGGATGAATATTGTATGCAGAAACTCAAGGATCTCTCAAATGAAAAAAATTGACGAAATCATTCAGATGGTAAGAGAGGAAATGACAGTGGCAAATGCCCCTGGTCAGTCTGGTGGTTTCGGGGAAAATTCACCTAAAGAAGGACCGACTGCGGGATATTCACAGCCAATGTTTGGTCTAAGAAGAAATAAAAGTGGCAAATTAGACAAGAGAAATCCGTTTATTAAGAAGTATAAGATGCTTCTCCAGTCATTAGGACTTGCATAAATAGTTATAATCTTAATGTTTTAGGTGAAAATACAACCATTCTCACTTAAAGCCCATGTCAGAAGATTTAATCAAAGTTGCTGTTCTAGAGCAACGAGTTCAAGACCTTAAAGAATTTGTTCTTAAGGTTGATGAAGCAATCGAAAAAATAAGCCAGGTAAATGTCAGCCTGACAAAAATGATTGCGGTTCATGAAGAAAAAATTGACACTAGAGAAAGAGCCGAAAAGAGTCTTAATGAAAAAATAGACACAATCTATACACAAATGCAGGAAGATCATAAAAATGTTCTTACTGAAATAAAGACACTAAGTACTAATATTGATAAGCGTCTAACTGATGTAGAAAAAGGTCAAAATAAAATTAATCTAAAAATCGCTGTGGTTCTAGGCATCGGTACATTTCTTGGATTTGTCATTCAGAACTCTGGGTTCTTTGTTAAGATCCTGGCACATCCACAGCACTTGACAACTCCTGTTCCTCATGCTACAATGGCCCCAGTCCAGAAGTGATGTGAATTGGATTTTATTGATGAAACCTTTATTGAACGTGTTGCACCTAGACTACAAAACTTCAAGAAAGTAAAACCTAAACTTTATAATTTTCGATGTCCCTATTGTGGCGACTCTTCTAGATCTAAAAAAAAGGCCAGAGGATATCTCTATCCGGTAGATAATAACACGAATTATAAGTGCCATAACTGCGGAATCAGTATTTCTCTTAATAACTTTTTAAAAGAAATAGACCCACCTCTTTATAAAGAGTTTACAATTGAAAAATATAAGGCTGGCTTTACTGGAAAGAATTTTGTTGTTGAGGCTCCTAAATTTGAAATATCAAAACCAAATTTTAGAGAAAGAGTTGGGCTTCCGGCTGCATCTAAAAATGATGTTGCAAGACAATATCTCTTAAAAAGAAAAATTGATCCGGATAAGTTTTATTATACCGAAAACTTCAAACAATGGATCAATGAAATTACTTATGAGCCAAATCTTTTAGAAGAGCCTAGAATAGTAATACCTTTGTACTATAATAAGAAATTAATAGGAGTACAAGGCCGAGCCCTTAATTCTTCTTCGGTAAAATACATCACAATCATGTTTGATGAGCATTCTCCGAAGATTTATAATTATGATAATGTTAATAAAAAAGAATTTGTTTATGTCCTAGAAGGACCTTTTGATTCTTACTTTATTAAAAATTCGGTCGCCATGTGCGGGGCCGATTTAGATCTAAAAAGTCTAAATATCTATTACCCGGTATATGTTTATGACAACGAACCTCGCAACCAAGAAATACATTCTAGAATGTCAAAGGTAATCAAAGAGGGTTATTCAATAGTCATATGGCCAGATACAATAAAACAAAAAGACGTTAATGATGCAGTTCTTGCGGGAATTGATGTTGAGGACGTTTTGTCCAAAAATATTTACAAAGACCTAGAAGCACAACTTAAATTCAACTATTGGAAGAAAAATGAGCGAAGAAATCAAAGTCAAAAAACGCAATGGCACTATTGAGCCATTGCAACTTTCTAAACTCCATGAGATGGTCGCCTGCGCATGTGAGGGCCTTTCTGGAGTTTCAGTATCTCAGGTAGAAATGGCATCTGGGATTCAATTTTATGATGGTATTTCAACCAATGAAATTCAAGAAATCTTGATCAAGGCCGCATCTGATCTTATTTCTCTAGATAATCCTAATTATCAATACGTGGCCGCAAGACTTCTTCTGTTTTCAATTCGGAAGAAGATCTATGGTGGTCGAATTGATCTACCTCATCTGAGTGAGCACATTAAAAAGTGTGTAGACCTTGGTGTTTATGATGCCTCCATTTATGAGAACTATTCTGAAGAAGAACTAGATTTGGTCAATTCTTTTATTGACCATGACCGGGATCTTTTGTTTACTTATGCTGGCCTTCGGCAGGTAGTTGATAAGTATCTTGTGCAAGACCGAGTGGATAACGTTCTTTATGAGACTCCGCAGTTTATGTACTTATTAATTGCTCTTACGGGCTTTGCAAAATACCCTAAAGACAAAAGAATGTCTTATGTGAAGCGTTATTATGATGCAATTAGTAAACATAAAATTAATATTCCTACACCAATTCTTGCTGGAGTCAGAACTAGATTGAGGCAATATAGTAGTTGTGTTCTTGTTGACGTGGGAGATAGTCTTTCTAGCATTGAGGCCAGTGATGCTGCGGTTTTTAGATATGTCGCACAGCGAGCCGGTCTAGGTATTAATGCTGGGCGTATTAGAGGAATAAATAGTAAAATTCGTGGCGGTGAGGTTGTCCACACTGGAGTTATTCCTTATCTGAAAAAGTTTGAGGCCACTGTAAAAAGTTGTACGCAAAATGGAATTCGCGGGGGTTGTTTTGATTCTGATTCTGAAGTTTTATTAATTGATAGTGTAG